GTTACAAATTCCGATATATCCGCAAATTCAAATTTATATGTACAAGGTCAATTAGTGACATATTCAGATATATCCGCAAATGGTACTATTAAAATTGGACAAACTCAAATATCAGTAGATGCACAAGATAGTCTTATTATTACAAATGGAACAAATGGAGTAAAATTAGTAAAAGATGCGACCGAATGGACAGCTTCATCAGATTTCAGACTAAAAACAAATATCCAACCAATACCTAATTCTCTTGATAAAATTCTTCAACTTACAGGATATACATACAATTTTAAAACAGATTTATCAAATCAAAAAGTTGGTTTAATAGCCCAAGAAGTAGTCCAAGTTCTACCTCAAGCAGTTTCACAAGATACGGAAGGATTTTTAGGTGTTAGATATACAAATCTCATACCATTACTAATTAATGGTATGCAAGAGTTACAAAATCAAATATCTGAGCTAAAAGCAGAATTAGCAGAATTTAAATCATCAAAAACTTGAGTTTTTAGTTATATTTATTATTTTTAGAGACAATTGAGGAAAGTGAAATTGAGTTTAATCCCATATTAGATGTCATCGAGTCAAGTAAAACTCCTTTACCAGTATTTTTTTGGTAGTTTTCAACTTCAGGTTTTTTTGAGACTACATTTATGCTATCATAATAGTTATTATAACTAGATGAATCTAAATAAAATAAATTTGAGCCATTACTTTTACATTTAAAGTTTGTGTCAAAATCATTGACAGTATTTTTCATAATACTATCAGTGTTAGCTTGTAATGATGCTCTATAGTCATGAGCATTAGTTAAACCTGTTTTTTTCATTGTTTGTAAATTATATAACTTGGAGCTAGACCAAATAGTAAATTCTCTAGGTGCGTTAGTAATTGCAGGACATCCACAACATTTTGCATATCTATTATCACAATTCATAATATATATAATTTATTTAGATATTTATTTAGATATTTTTTTATAGATTTGCACTTTGACATTTATTTATTTCAACTATTAATTGTTCTTTATTTTTTTGCCTTCCATGTTCAGACAATTTAATATTTAGTTTTTTAGCTAAAATTTTAATATCATTAATTTTCATTATTTTATATTTATCAGATTCAGATTCAACTGTTTCCAAAACTTGTTTAGATTCACTATTATTATGTTCTGATTCTTCTAAAACATTAGATATTTGATCTTGATTTAAATCAGATGGAATATTAATAAAGTCTGGAACTTGTAAATCAATTTTTGAATTAATTTGTTCTGGTTTAACTTCAATAATATCATTAGAGTCTAAAATAACTGGGTTAAATCTAATTTCCTGATTAGATAAAGTTTCTGGAGATTCATAAATTTGATCAACTATTTTTTTAAAATCAATTGGAATACAAATATTATTTTCCATAATTTTATCAACTTCATCTGCCATTGATAAAAATGATGTTATATCTTGCATTACATCAATATCTTCTTGTTTTATAGATGGAAGTTGTATAGGATTATTATAAGTTTGAATAAAATTATTATTTTCTTGTGGTAGAGTAAAATTATTATTTTCTTGTGGTAGAGTAAAATTATTATTTTCTTGTGGTAGAGTAAAATTATTATTTTCTTGTGGTAGAGATTGTTTATGTGGTTGTTTTTGTAGTTGTGTTTGTAAAGAAATAAATGTAGATTTATTAACTTGATTTTTTGTTTCTACAGGGCTAGGTTTTTTAACCCAACACATACCATTATCACATTCTAATTTATTACTATTATTAAATGTTTCTATTGTTTTATTTGTTTTATAATTAGATGGTTCAGGATCTGAATCAGAATCCGAGTCTGAATCAGATTTAGTAAATTCCATTTCAATTAATTTAGATTCTAATTTTTTTTTAAGATCTTCAATTTCATTTCCAAGTTTTTTAATAGTACTATGTGATGTCCAGTATTTGTATCCAAGACCTATAATAAGTATTCCAAGAGCTAAAATAATCCAATCTCTAATTCCTAAATTCTTAATATCAAACATTTTATATTAACATTATAGTTTATATAAAAAATAAAAATTTAAACTCAATTGCTAGAATATTTATTTACTAATGTAAATTAGCCCTACATTTAATAGCAGTAAGAAAAATACAGTAACCTTATTATCAGATTCAGCACAAAATTCATCTTTTCTCTTATTAAAATAGTAATTCATACCATTAAATGTAATAAATAAAATAAGTAAAAAGAATAAATTAGACTGGGAAAAAGTCATATATTGTTTGCATGGATTAAAAATACTAAATAAATTAATAATAAATAATAAACCAAGTGCATATTTAGTAGGATGTTGGAAAAATCCATTAGTAGGATCATACGATGCTCCACAATAACTTTTCATAGTTAAAGTAAATACTAGCACAGTACTAATAATCATATGGAAAAGTTCAATATATCTAATTGCATATCCTTCAAAAAAGTTTTCTTTTAAGAAATTAAAAACAATATGTGTAAAAATTGGAAATATTAAAAATAAATTGTTTTGAATATACATCTTTACAACATCTTGCTCTTGTTTAGTAACTTCTAATTTAGTAGAAATTTTAGTTTTCATTATTCTATATATATTGATTAGAAAAAATAAACTAAATTATTTTTTAACAAAACCAAGTATAATTGTAAAGATTATTAATCCAATAATCATACTTGCTGATGCACCTTTAGTACAATAGTCTTTTGCTGATCCATTAATCATATTAATTATAACATAAATAACAAAAATAGCAAGAGCGTTAACTATATATTCTGAATAAGGAATAATTTTAGAAAGAATTCTAATAAAAATTCCAATTACAGGTACATATTTTAATACTATCCCAACAATACCAATTGAAACATATGTAAGTAATGTATCTGCTAAAAGTTTAGATACAGGTGCTGATTTACTCTCACAAATTTTTTTAGATTTAAACCAATATATTATGAATACACTAATAATAAGTAAAAATAGTTTAATAAATGGTATTTTATATGGAAGAAAATAATTTTTAAGAAAAAAATCACATAGAACAGTAACTATTATTGGAAGAAATATATAGTTATCATATGGTTTACCGCCTTTACCTTTTTTAATTAATCCAAACATCATCATTAGTGCAGGAATTATTGAAAGTGGTGGAATTGAAAAAAAGAATAACCATGGTTTATCAAGAGATCCATTCAAGTAAATAATTCTTCCAACAAGTTGACCAAAAAATGGAAATAAAATAGTTAGAAGAATAGCTATCATTTTTTCTTTTGTAAATGTAAAAGCTTCTTTTATTTTTTTAAAAAATCCTTCTATCTGCTTGAAAAAACCCTCTATTTTTGCAAATGGATTTGCAACAAAATGTTCTGTCATCATATCTTTCCTTAGTTTAACAAACGTTTTTGCTAGATCATTACCAGATTCTATAATTGTTTTGTTAGATTTATATTTTTTAGATGTATGGTCTGAAAATTTTTCTATAATTTTATTATATTTTGTTTTATTTAATTTAACCATTATAAAATACTGTAAGATATTATTTTATAGTAGTTAATTTTTAGTTTTTAAATGGGTTATTTAGTTGGTTAATATAGTCCATATTAATAGCATCTGGTCCCATTACATATCTTGCTTTATCAAAATCTAATACTGATAATGGATAACCTGAAGTCATTGATGGACAAACAGGACATTGTCTTTCTTGTTTACATACTGGTGTCTTGCCTAATGGTGGTCTCCATTTATCTGTATTTAAAATAGTGTATGCATTATCCCATTTATTATTAAAAGTATTATCATATGATCCTAATGGTTGCATTTGTCCAGGTGTTAATTGTGTATTATATTTTAAATCTCCATACATTATATCTCTAACCATACCCTTTGTATCTACAAATTTATTTGATGATAATATTTCTGTAATTGCTGGTGGAATACCAGCATCTGCTTTAACTTTTGTTGAAACTGCTGTTTCTAATGATCCTATCTTATTTTGTAACATTTTAATTAAATCAAGTTGTATTGTTTTTGAAGATCCAGATTTTATAAAATCTGTCAAATCAACTGAAGAATCCATTGCATTAACTATATCAATTAATTTAAGAGGAGATGATGCAGCAATTTTAATACAAAGTTCTGGATTTATTTGAGCTAAATTTAAAAGCTTTAATAGTAAAGTTCCTCTTACTCCATCTATTTTCAAAATACTGCTGATGTTTTCACGAATTTTTAACATTTTAAGTGGATCATTTAAATTTGATACATATAGACCAATATAATAAATAATTTCAGATTCACTTAGTACATATGGATTTGTTAATGATGGTTTTGTTCCCTTGTATAAATCAAATAAATAAGCTTGAACAAGTTGATCTCTCTCATTTTGTGGCAATGACTTGATTTTCTCTAATGATAAACTACTGGCTCCTGGAGAAAGTATACTTGCAACTGGTGCTGGTGCTGGTGATAAATAGGAAATTGTACCAATTGGTGATATTGCTGGTGTACCAGGGACTCCAGAAGCTCCTACTCCAGGAACACCAGGAACTCCTACTCCAGGAACACCAGGAACTCCTACTCCAGGAACACCAGGAACTCCTACTCCAGGAACACCAGGAACTCCTACTCCAGGAACACCAGGAACTCCTACTCCAGGAACTCCTACTCCAGGAATAAGAGGAGTACCAGGAACTCCTACTCCAGGGACTACAGGAGTACCAGGAACTCCTACTCCAGGGGCTCCAACATTGAAAAATTCTTTAGCCTTCTTTTTTTTTGACTTATTTTTTGTAGTAAAATGTTCTTTAGATTCTGTTCTAAACAATGGTTGAATATAGTTTGTTCCAATAAATACAATTATTAAAATTATACTAATAAAAAGATACATATCATTGATAGGTAGTTTTTCTTTTGGTAAAAAATTCCAAACAACACATAGAACTAATACTAATCCAATATATTTGATTAAAGATTTTTCCATTACTATAAATAAATATAAGAAAAATATTTTATTCTAATTTTTCATTAAATATAGCAATAAGACTTCCAATAACTAGTGAATAAAATATTGTTTGTAGATTAATATTTTTAGATATTCCAAATTTTTCAGAACTACACATATCATTAAATATTATATATCCAAAAGTTCCAATAAAAGAATAAAATATTGCACTTCTTAGAATAAAAGATGTTTTAATTGGTTTTGATTTTTTATAAAATTTATAGATTAATACTAATATATTAATTATAGTTAAAACAATCAAAACAAAAAACTTATTAGATAAACTGATATTAGTCACAAGATCTTTTTTAAAAAAAAATATTAACCAGATACTAACTAGAAGAAATAAATAACTGTATATATTTTCCATATAATATATATCAAGTTATTTTTTATAGTAAATTGTAATAAATATATTTGCTAAAATTAAAAGCATAATAAGTACATTAACTGCAATAAATAACATCAAATATTTATTCAAATGATTATTAATTTTATTTAAAATTGGATTTATTAAAAACTTATCAACTGTATCATCATTTATATATTGTTTTAATGTATCCCATGTGTGTTTTGATTTAACTTCATTTATAAATTTTTCTATAAGTTGTTTTTTTAAAGTTTCCCACATAATTATTTTAAACTCAGACAAAAAAAAATTATTTATTAGCTTATATATATGAATAAAATATTAATTGGAGGACTAGTTATTTGTTTAATAGCATTACTTGTATATTTATTTCGAGTTCAAATTTATAAAATTTTTAGATCTTCAAAAGTATCTAAATCAGAACAAATTAAAAAATTATTAGGATCTAGAATAAATCAAATTAATTCAACTAATCAAATCAATCAAATCGATCCAAGTAATCAAATTAATCAGATAGAAAAATATTCACAAGAAATATCAGTAATTTTATGTTATGCAACATGGTGTGGACACTGCCATACAGTAAAAGAATGGTATCAAGACCTAATTGATTCATCACCATTAGCAAATATTAATTTTACTATGGTTGAAGAATCAAATATTCCTCCTGAGATTCTTGATACACTTGAGGGATTCCCCACTATTCTAATTATATGTAATGGTTCAATAGATAAATATCCTGGAAATAGAAATAAAGACGATTTATTAAATTATTTAAAAAAAATGTAATATAATAATATAATAATATTATTATATAATAAATGAATTTAGAAAGCATTGATATAGTAAAAATATCAGATTCAAGCTATAAAATCTATCAATTAGATAAGAGTAATAGTAAAAGAAAGTATTTAAATTTTGAACTAGATGGAGTAATAGCACCATTTGGACTAGAAGAATTTGCTCATGTTCATTATATTAACTGGGAAATAGATATTCCAACTTTACAATTTATTTCTCAGTTAGAATTAGAATTTAAAGATTTAATTAATCAATCCAATGACAAATATACATCTTGGTCATTTATTAGTAATTTAAAAGAAAAAAAAGGGTTTGAACCTTTATTAAAGACTCGTGTACCTAAATCTAGAGGTAAATTTATAGTTGATTGTAAAACTTCAATGTTTGAAATTGATTATAAATCTAAACTAAAAGTAGTAATTAGTGTAGATTCAATTTGGCTTATGGAAAAAAATAAAACTTGGGGTTTATTATGGATTGTCAAGTCTATTTGCTAGCTACCTTTTTAGTTGCATAATATCTATTTGCTAGCTACCTTTTTAGTTGCATAATGTGCTTCTAAAGCTTGTTTAACAGATGCAATATCAAGATTTGCAATATGTTGTTGTGTAGTATATGATCTCATTTTAATTGCACGTTCATAATTAGAAAGTTCAGGATGTTGGAGTTTAGTATAATTATAAAGTGCTGCTTTAATAGTTTTGGCTTCATCCAAAGAATAGCCTAAATCTTGAATCATTTTAACAACTTCTGTATGAATGTCTTCAGATTTTGATACAGTTCTTGATATTTTAGACTTTTTAGATTTTTTAGACTTTTTAGATTTTTTAGACTTTTTAGACTTTTTACCTCCTATTTGTGTACCTGATATTTTATCACTAATATATTTTAAAAATTCAGATGTAGATTGTGTTTGTGATTCAGCCAAGTTTGATTCAATATCTACTCCACCAGTTTGAGTAGATTTTTTATTAGATTCAGAGTTTACACCAAATACATTCGAAAGAAAATTAGATATAAAATTCTTTTTTTCTTTAGGTTTTGGTTTTTCAGTTAGTACAATATCATCAAGTGATTCGGGAAGATCTGAATCTGAATCATATGATTTCTTATGAGATTTCTTATGAGATTTTTCAGTTAGAATTATATCATCAAGTGTATCTAAATTATCTAAAGAGTCAGAAGCAGAAGAATAACCATTTTTAGGTTTTATAATTTGTCCAATAAGACTATTTAATTTTGATTTATCTCCACATTTAATTTCTTTTTCAGAATCAATGAATTCAGATGATTCAGTATTCTCAATAATTTCATTACGATTATTAGGGATTTTTTTGTTAGCACCAAAAATATCAAGTAATGTAGCTGTTTCAAAATTTCTATTGCGAATAGCAAGATGAAAGGCAGTATCACCAGATTTATCTTGAGTATCAATAAATTTTTGTTTTTCTGTAGTTGAAAAATTATTTTTGACAAAGTTAAGTACATTTTGTACACATTTGTTGTCATTAGATTTAATTAAATGATGTAAAACAGTCTCACCTGAATCATTCTGTTCAAGAAGAAGCTTTGGATTAACAATATTTTTTGAAAGCATTTCATCAAAAACGTCTTTATTTTTTTTATATAAAAATATAATATTATTAGACATTCAATATATAATTTAGTGAAATATTTTTTTTATAAATATTTTAAATTTTTTCTTTCCTATATTTTTTATCTAAATAAACTATATATTAAATAATGGATAATAACTTAATTCTACTTGTTGCAATTGGAATCGTGGTTTTTTTAATTATGAACTTGAATAGTGATAAATCACATAAAAAATCCTCTAGATCTCCTAAAAGTTATGATAAAAAAAATAACTATAATACTTATAGTTCTAATGATAGATATGATGAATATGATGATAATCAATATGAAGATTTCCAACAGGCTCCTGCACCTGTAACAAATCAAATTACAACTGTCTTAACTAGTTCTCAACCTGTAGTTGCAGGTCCTGTATCATCACCATCTATGACACCATCTGATGCTTTAAATGCTTTATACAATTCTAACTTAAAAGGTTCACCTAGTCCTGCTGGATTTGCATCAAATGCAACTTCCAGATCTGGTGCAGATTTTGGACAAGGTTTTAATTTAGGTATTAATTCAAATGATCCTGCTTTATCCAAGTTTACTTCTCAAGCTCCTCCTCAAAAAGTTCCTTTAATTTCCGATGATCTTCTTCCTAAAAAATCTGAAAATTGGTTTGAAACTCCTTCAGTTGGTACTAAAATCGATGATGCTAATTTGTTAGCTGATGCTATTTTTAAGACTGGTGTAGATACTATTGGATCAACTAGAAAGAACCCATCATATGATATGAGAGGAAATATTCCTAATCCTAAATTCCCAGTATCACCTTGGAATAACTCTTCTTATGAACCTGATAACAACTTGAGAGGTTTATGTCTTTAGTTAATTAGTTTAATATAATATAAATTTGTTATAAATTATATTATATAAATGTTTGAATATGATGAACCAAATAATCCAGATGAAGAACAGTTAGTACTACCTAAAACTACCAAAAAAACAAAACAAACTAAAAAAGCTGAACCACAACCTGATTCTGAATCAGAATCTGAATCAGAACAAAAATCTAATTCTGAGTCAGAAACAGATTCAGATATTAAATCTAAAACTAAGCCTGAAAAGTTTTTAACAGGATCAAATTTTGATGATTTTGTACAAGAAGATCAAGATCAATATCAAGAGCAAATGCAATTACATAAAAAATCAGATGATAACGAAGAACTTGTACTTTCAGCAGATGATATTGAAGAATTAAGAGAACTATTAAAAAATTGGTTAGAATTAGATGAATCTAATAAAGAACTTTCAGATAGAATTAAAGATATAAAAATGGAAAAGAAACAATATGAAACTTATATATTAGATTTCATGGATAAAACAAAAAAAGAAATAATTAAGGCATCAGACTCTAATCTTGTTCTTCGTAAAGAAGTTAAAGAAACAAGAGCAAAACCTAATGAAGAAAATATATTAAAAGTTTTAACAAGAGTTTTAGGAGATGCCGGACAAGCATATAAATTTACTCAAGAAATTATTGAAGATGCTCCTATTAAAGAAACTATATCACTTAAAAAGGATTCAGCTAAACCTAAAAAAACTGGTGAAAAAACAAAACGAACAACAAAAAGAGTTAAAAAAGATATTTAAAAATTAATTGAATAATAATAATTAATTAAATAATTAATTAAATGGAAAAAATTTCAATGAGAAAAATAAATGATTGGTTAGATGAACCAGTCGTACAGTTAACATCAGATCCACATAAACATAGACTTCCTTTAAATTATTATTATACAGAAAGTGAATTAAAAAAATTTAATAAATCAGATGATAAAATTACAATAGATGAACATACTAGACGTAATGATGCAAATAATATATTTTGTGAACTAGTAGAATACTGTGTAAAATTTAATATAAATGATTTAGATGGGTTACCATTATTTAAACCATCAAATAAAAACAGTTTTTATAATTTTGCATATGGGAATTCTTCAAAATAAAACTATTTAAAAATATATTCAATATATTTAATTAGTAAAATAAATAATAAAAATGGATTCAGATTATTATAGCTCAGATGATGAGACATATGAAGAAATAAGTCATAGTAAAATACCAGGAGAAGTAATAAGAATATATGAAGATGCATTAAAAAAAAATACAGTAGTTAGTGTTAGACAAAATATCATATACTTATTAAATCAATATGATGTTCATAGAAAAATGACAGATTTTGAAAATGAAATGATGGAGATATATGAAAATGTAGTTGCACATTATATTCATTGGGAAGCACCACTAGAAGTATTTGATGCAAATAAATATGATCTACCACAAAAATTTATTCAATGGGCATATAGTAGTACAGATCGAGGAATTCAACTCGAGTATTTAGAAAATATTTTTTATACACTATCGTAGTTAAATAAATATTTATTCATTAGATAAACTAATATAAACATATGGACTAATTGTTGGAACAAAAGTTGGGACATAAAACTTTCTTAAATTATAAACATAAGGATAGTAAGACCAGTAAGAAATTGGTTGATATCTATTAACAGGTTTGTAATAATAATAATAATTATCATCAGAATCAGATGATGAACTAGAAGAGTCAGAATCATCATCAGATAGTTTATATTTTTTAGAATGTGATGATTTTCCACCAGCTAAATTTTCTTCATTAATTTCAATGAATTTTTTAAGTCCATTGATATCTTTTGCCAAATCATTTTTTTTGATTTCAAATTTAATTTTATCACTTTTATTAATTTTTTCTTTAACATCAAAATGATAATATTTGTCAGATCCGGCTTTTTGTAAAGTAAATGAAAATTTTGGCAAGTTATTAGAAAAATACTTTGATACACTTTCATAGGCGAGGCTAGCAGCTTCATCGGCAGTTTTAGTTTTAAAATTAGTTTCAACAGAGCCCTCAATATGTGGATTTACTAGTATGTATGATTTCATGGATTAACTATATAATATTTAAAGATATTTTTATTCGTTTAAAAAAATTGATATTTAAATATTTAAAGTTAAATATTTATATACTAATATACTAAATAACATGCGAAATAAACAAGAAGCTCCAGACACAAATATTATTAAAGTTGCTGATGATGTCTATGTTCCTATGTCAGAGAGTATTATTCTGGAAGCAGCAACATGTCAGACTAATGCATTCAAGTTGATTGTAGAAGCTTTAAAAGAGGCTTTGAAAGATATTAATATTAAATGGATTAAACCAACACCAGGAATACCAGATTCAGGTGGAATGTCAATTGTAGCATATAATCCAAGATCTGCAGTTCTTATCAAAGTAAAAATTCCAGCATCATCATTTGATAAATTTTATATTAATCCTCCTAATGGAGCAAATGAAATTCAAATTGGTGTTAATATGAAGTCATTTAATACTATTATGAAAATGGGAAGAAATAATGATGGAACATCATTAATATTAAATGAACATGATAAGAATGAACTTACATTTATTTTTGAAAATGGAGAAACAAATTATAGGTCAAGATATAATTTAAAGCTTTTGGAGTTACCAGATGAGGGTATTCATTTACCAACAACACAGTTTCCATTTAAAATTATTATTTTGTCAGATGATTTCCACAAAATTATCAGAGATCAATCTTATTTGTCTGACAAAATTAATATAAAATTTATTAATACTAAAGAGATTCAAAATACGATTGTATTTTCATCAAAAGGAGATTTCGCAGATGGAGAAATCACTTTGACAGATGCTACTGAAGGAGTGCAAATTATTAAGAATATGGAAGAAAATGAGGAAATAATTGTAAAGGGTACATACGATTTAAAGAATTTGTCTTTATTTTCAAAATGTCAAACTTTGTGTGGATGTGTCGAGTTATATTTAAAAAACAATTTCCCTTTAATTATCAAGTACCAAGTCGCAAATTTAGGTCATGTTCTATTAGTATTATCAACTTGCGGAGATGATAATGCATTAGAAGAAGATGATAGTTCTGAAGAAGAAAGTTAAATAAAATAATTTATTATAAAGATATTACTATATATTTATAATTGATTTGTTTGTAATTGATTTGTTTACTCGGATTACTATGGTTTAATATAAAAAAAATCTAATTTAATAATATAATGTATAGCATTGAACTATTTAAGATATACTTATTTATTTATCTATGTTGTGTTTGTTATAGAGCATTCTTACAAAAATTAGTTCCTGGTTATCCTGTACCAAGATTTTCCACATCATTCAAACCTATAAATGGTTGGACATGGGAAACATCTACATTAACACCGGAAATATTAATTAAACTTTATGGAATTAAATTAATATCACAATTAAAAAAAACATCTTGGACTAACGTATTAACACATGTATATTTATTAGAATTAAGTTTATTATTTACTACTGGAAGTTCATCATTTGTTTTTGATAGTTTAGTATCTGTAATTGTATTTTGTATACTCAAATGTTTAAAAATCTAATTTATGTTTTTGATAGATAATATTTCCATATTTTCTTATAAATTGTGGGAGGATAGCAGGATCATTTTTTGTTCTATCATTATTCCAAATTTTAATTACAGAGACATTAGATTTCTGATTAATAGATAAACCACTTAAAATTCCATTATCTTTAATTAATGTTTCACCACATAGTCCAGCAGCTAGTTTTTCCCATACTGCATATGATTCATTTATTGGTACTAGTACTGAAAAACAACCACCATTTCTATTTCTAGTATCTTCATAAATTGGGGTGATACCTTTTCTCATTAGAAAAAAGTGTAAATTATTAATTCCACCAATACAATCAATATTATTATGAAAATCCCAAAATGTTTTAATATTTAAAATAGAAAATATCTTTCTATATCCACTAACAGTCCAGTCATTTAAACTATGATGATACCAAATATCCCAATTATTTGCAAATTGATATTTTTCACCAAGATCAAGTGTAGCTGGTTCTGATTTTATTTCTTGGACAATAGAATCTACAGATTTTTGAAGAATTTCAGTATTTTCCATTATATTAGTTATTTAAACTAATATATCTTTATATATTTATAAATAAAAATATCAATTTTTTATGGAATTAATAACATTAGTTAAAAACCAATTATATTATTTAGTATTTAATATTATATTATTTGTATACATGTTAACACCGTTTGTTTCAGTTAAAGTTATTGAACCACAAGGGATTGAAGATATTAGTATAAGATTTGCAGTACAGTATTTATTATCAAGAGTAATAACTAGTGATAAATCTAAAAAAAAGTACCAAGTTCACTTAAAAACATTTGATAAAATTTTTATACTAGAAACATCAATGTATCAGTTAATTAATTCACATCATACAATACAAGAAAAATCAGAAAAACTTAATCCCCCAAGATCATTATTTATTAAATATGATGTACTAATAAATGGTCACAAGTTATCAATTGATCAAAAAGTTTTTTTCAAAAAATATGCAGATGAAACAAAAATTATTGATATGTTAAAATTTAATGGATTAAATCTACAAGAACTACAAATACTTAAAAATAATGAAGAGTTTAAAACGTGGTCAGATAATCTAAATGAATTGATAATTGAACAAATTTATCCTTATTTATAATACTTTAGTCAATTATTTGTTAAAAATAATTGAAAAATACATATTCTATTTAAAATTATATTACATATTAATATAAATATGTCATATGACCAAAATGTCAATACACAACTAATTATACCAATAGATCGGATTGAATTTACTGTTTTTGGAAATCAGGAGATCAAGAAGTACTCTATTGCTAATAAAGAACCATTTGGAATTAATATTCCTGATTCATATGACAATAATGAACCTGTAAAAAATGGCATTGTGGATGGTAGATTAGGTACAACAGATCTTAATCGACCATGTGACACTTGTGCTGAAGATTCGTCAGAATGTCCTGGACATACTGCTCATACAGAATTACCAATGCCAGTATATAATTTTGGATTAATTGATCATTGCAAGTCAGTACTTTCATGTGTTTGTTTAAAATGTTCTAAACTTTTAATTCCATCTGAATCAAAAGAAATTGAACATATACTTAAGAACAAGTTTAATAAACTAAGAAATGTTGAGATTAAAAAATTTGTAGCAAATACAACTTATTGTCCTAACTGTAATGCTCCTGTTGCTAAAATTAAAAAAGAAACTAAAGAATCTGGATCAATTAAGTTGATTGCCGAGTATGCAATTGGTAATGAAAATGGTGATGGAGATGGAGAAGGTACTGCAACTGGACCTATGGGAGATGGTGATTTTATTAAAAAAAAACAGAAAGATACTATTTATGCATCTAAAGCGTATGATATTTTAAGAAATATTTCTGATTCTGATTGTAAAGTTTTAGGGTTTGATCCATCTTGTATGAGACCAGAAAACTTTATTATTAAAAACTTTATTATTCCACCAATACCAATAAGACCATCAGTAAAGGCAGATTATTTATCAGCAGGATCTGCAGAAGATGATTTAACAAAGAAAATTGCGGATATTATAAAACAGTGTATAAGAATAAGAAAAGAGATGGATAGGCAGGGATCGGGTGAAGAAACAAAATTTGTAATGGATCATTTACAACTACTACAATATCATATTGCAGTATACTTTAATAATGATTCAGTAAGTTTGCCAAAGTCAGAACAAAAGTCAGGAGGTAGACCAATTAAATCAATCTCTGAAAGACTCCAAGGTAAACAGGGTCGTTTAAGATCTAATTTAGAAGGTAAGAGAACTAATTTTTGTGCTCGTTCTGTTATTTCATCAGATCCTAATATTGGACTAGATGAACTTGGTGTTCCTATTAAGATTGCAATGAGTCTAACAATGCCTGAAAAAGTAACACCATTTAACATAGAAAAGTTAACAAAATTTGTTCGTAATGGTAGAGACAAATGGCCAGGAGCAAATTATGTTTGGCCAGCTAAGAGTCTATCAAATGGAAAAAGATATCCAATTGATCTAAAATACAGAAAAAAAGATATTAAATTACACTATGGAGATATAGTAGAAAGACATTTGTTAAACAGAGATCCAGTTCTCTTCAATCGTCAACCTTCTCTTCATAGGCCTTCAATGATGTGTCACTTTATTAAAATCATTCCAAACGACAAGTTATCAACTTTTCGTCTCAATGTAAATGTGACACAGCCGTACAACGCTGATTTCGACGGGGATAGATCTTGTCCTCAACAGGTAGCCGCCAATTAAGTTTTTGAGTCTTCTTAATTGGGAAAACGGTGTAAACTCAGACTAAGTAAAGATTAAAATTAACACTTAGAATATAACTATCTAGTCCAGAAATAAATATTATTAAATCTGGGCAACATTTTCAAATTGACGGGAAGTCCCTAAAGATCAAGATACCAAGTTAGTATGGAAACATGCTAATGGCTCCGGTGAAAGTCGGAAGAAAAATTGAATTATTGTAAGGTAATAAATCTTGATATATTTAAACGCAAATAGATAAATAAAATAAATGGAAACAATTACAAATGAACAAGACAATCTTTATGAAATATATATAATAAAAAACATATTAGACGGTAAAGCATATATAGGTGTAGCAAAAAAATATGTTAAAGGTAATAGAAATAAATATTATCTTTATGGAGCTGCTGGTAGATTTAAAAGACATATAAGTAATGCATTTTCAGAAAATGAGAAATCTTCAAATGATTGTCCACTTTTATATGAAGCAATCAGACATTATGGTTCTAAATTATTTATTTTTCATATTTTAAGATGTGTAAATAAAACACCTAAAGAATATGAGAAGAAATACATTCTAAGATTTAATACTCATGATCCAAATTTTGGATATAATGTATTAATCAGTACTGAGAAACCAATATATCAAGAAAAATTAGAAGAATTTCAAAAGAAAAAAGCAGATGGAAATGTAAATCGAGCAATAAATGGTGCTATGAAAAAGAAAGAACATAGTGCAAATTTACCAGCAAATATTAATTACCGTACTAATACAAATAATAATAAAAAACATGAAGGTTATTTTGTTCAAATTAAAATAAATAGTATTCTATATAATAAAGCATTTATGTCTGACAAATACTCATTAGATCAGAAACTGCAAATGGCAATAGAATACTTGAATGATATTAAAAAAGCGTTTAATAATGGGTAATCCGCAGCCAAGCTCCTAAGGGCGTAATTTTTATAATTAACAACGCTAGCCTACGGAGAAGGTTCAGAGACTAGATGGAAGTGGGTTAACAATGATGGTCTAAGCAGCCGGAGTTAGCTTAAGGTATAGTCCGACCCCTTGCGAAAGTTTGGGGAATGTTAGAATTTATACTGTGGTGTTCTAACGTAAATTCGGAGATGAATTTATTTTTACCACAAAATATCCAAACTCAGATGGAGTTATCTTATATAGCAGATGTGAAGAAACAAATAATTTCTCCAACATCATCAAATCCGATTATAAAATTTAAACAAGATACTCCAGCTGGTGTTTATTTACTAACAGAAAAAAAAGTAGATATTGATTGGCATGAAGCAATGAATATGTCAATGTATTTGTATGATTTTGATTCAACAAAGATTCAAAAAAAAGATGTTAATACACATCAGCTATTTTCATTCATTATTCCAGATATGATTAACTATGCTGAGTATAGAAGTGATGGAAAGAAAACATTAGATATTAATAATGGTGAACTTTTACAAGGAACTGTAAATGGTTCAGTACTTACAAGTAAATTAATTACATTTATTTGGGATAGATATGGTCCTAAAAAGACAAAAGTATTTATTGATAATGCACAACGTTTATCCGAAGCATTCTTACTTCATAAAGGATTTACAGTTGGATATAAAGACTCTATTCCTTCTAAAGAGTTTAAAAAAGAAATTATTGATTTGATGTACAAAAAAGAGCTTGAATCTGCACATTTATTAACTGAAATTGAAAATAATCCAGATCTTTTAGATCCAGAAACCTTTGAAAAAGGTTTATTTTCAAATCTCCAAACAGTCAAGCCAGATGTAGGAAAACTTGCGATAAAAAATATTAATTCATCAAATAACTTTTTTGTTATGGTTGATTCAGGTGCAAAAGGTTCTAATGATAATATTGGAGCAATTTTAGCAGGTAAAGGACAAGATGTGTTAAAATTTAAACGTATTGAAAAAACAGTCAATGGTCGCACACTTCCTCATTTTTGTTATAATGATGATTCTGCGGTTGCAAGAGGATTTATTAAAAACTCCTATAATGATGGTATGGAACCTTATGAATTTTGGTATTATCATCAATCAGGTAGAGAGGGTATTATTAATACTGCAGTCAAGACAGCAGAAACAGGTTATCAACAAAGAAAAATGATTAAAGCAATGGAAGATATTATGGTAACTTATGATGGTACAGTTAGAACATCAAATAATATTATTCTTCAGATGATTTATGGTGATAATCAACTTGATCAAACTATGCAAAAGAGAGTTCCATTACATTCTCTAAGTATGGGAATAACCAAACTAAAAGCTAAATATTTGTTTGAACCTGATCAAATTAATGAATTAGTCAAATTAAAACATATCGAGCCAAAAGAAAAAGCCAAGCTTGAAAAAGTAAATATAGAGTTTTATTCAAAACTTAAAGAGTCTAGAGATTTAATGAGACAATATCAACTAAAAGCTCGTGTTAACTATGCAAATCTTCAAGAGTTATACTTTCAACCTGTAAACTATTCTAGAATTATTAATGATATTAAGAACTTTTATAATGCAGATGAAACTCTTCTTTCACCATTTTATGTGTTGGAACAGATTGAACATATTTTGTCACATCAATCAACTCCTTTACTGTACTATAGATCAGAAGAGAAAAATCCAGTAAAAGCAGAGATTGAATCAAAATACAAATTCTTATTTAGACTTGCACTAATGGAGTACTTGGGACCAAAAAGATGTATATTAGAATATGAATTTAACAAGTCTAAATTCGATATGGTTGTTAGTGAAATTATAGAATCATTTAATAAAACACTTATTCAACCTGGTGAAATGGTTGGTATTGTCGCAGCACAGTCTATGGGTGAACCACTTACTCAAATGACTTTATCATCTTTCCACAAATCAGGTTCAGGTGTTGCTGGTCTCCAAGGTACACCAAGAATTAGAGAACTTCTATCATATACCAAAGATATCCAACAACCATATATGTTTGTGTACATGAAGCCGGAGTATTCAAATGACAAGACAATTGTAAATAAAATTGCTGCATCTTTAAGATATACAATTATGAAAGACTTGGTTAAAAAATTAGATATTATATATGATCCTGCAAATACATATTCAGAACAGGACTCAATAGATACCAAGAGTATATTCTATATTAATGGTCAAAAAACATCAGGAGATCTTGGTTCAATGCCTTGGTTATTTAGAATACATTTGTCTAAAGAGGCACTTCTTGATTATGATATTAATATGATTGACATTAAATCAAGATTTGTACAATTCTGGGAAAATAGATTTTCTGATTTAACCAATGTTAAAAAGAATGTTAAAGATTTTATTGGAAAAATTAATCATGGATGTATGCTAACAAACTATTCAAATTCATCTTCACCAATTGTTCATGTTAGATTTGAATTAAATAATATTGATAATAAAACACTACCTGATCTTCAAGATATAATTATTAATAAATTTAATTTGAAAGGTGATGAACTTATTACAAAGATTGATTCAATTCAACATGATGCAAATCTTTCATTTTCCAATCCTGAAGAAGAAGCATCTAATGCTAAAGAATATGTAATTTATACCGAAGGTATTAATTTACAAAAACTTAGACAAATTCCATATATTGATCAAAATAAAACTGTATGTAATAGTATTGATGTAATTTATAAACTTTATGGTATTGAAGCAGCTAGATCTGGACTCGTCAAAGAAGTTGATGGAACATTTACTAATGGTGGTTCAACAATTAACTTTCATCATGTATCAATTGTTTGTGATTTAATGACTCATTCAGGATCTATAACATCAATTGATAGATTTGGATTGAATAGATTAGATACAGATCCATTAGCAAGAGCATCATTTGAAAAGACCATTGAAGTTCTTATTAATGCTGCAGTATTTAACGAGACAGATTTTATGAGAAGTGTATCATCAAGAATTATGGCAGGCAAGATATTTAAGGGTGGTACTGGGCTTTGTGATGTTATGTTAGATAATGAAGTTCTTGAAAATTCAGAATTTGATGAATATAAAGGTGCAAAGAATGCTTCTGAAAAAGATTTTGTCGAACTTTCTAAATTTAATCTTATTGATGATATATTAGGAAAAGAAGAAATTAATGATATATATATTCCAGTATAAAAGCAAAGCAAAGAAAAAAATTGATTTATTTATTATCTGATATTTTATTTTAACTATCAAATAATAAACTCGAATGGTTAACTATATACCTATAAAATATACACCTGTGAAATATGATTCAAAGTTCTGTGCTTTAATTGGTGCGAATCCTAATTACAAATATACAAAAACAAGTATATTTAATTTACTAGTAGCTCATTCAAAAAAATCATATAGAAGCTTTGAATTTGAAGGTGAATTAAAACAATATTTACAAACACTTCATCATCCAGGATGGAATGGATATAGAAAGACAGTACTTATGCAAATACTTAATTCTTTAATGACATCATCTGGAACTGATTTATCAAGTAAATATGTAATAATCTCTGCAAATAAGTCAACAGTACCTGTTAGCGAGATTAATATTGTACTTTAAACTAAAAAAAATTGAATTTTTAATATTTTGTTATTATTTGTTTATATATATCTACTATAAATTAGAAATGTCAAAATCTACCGCAAATACTGTCAGTTGGAACAAGATCTCTATCGATAACTTCGATATTACCAAACCTGAAGATAATGAACGTATTCCTTCTCAAAAGTTATCTTATATTAGATATAAGAGCAAAGGACGTTCAGGACAACTTTACATGAAGACTCCTAGAATTCATATGACTTCTGGTGGAATTCCTCAATTAGGTCCTTATTATCCTGATGATCAAAAGAGAGCTAAGGGTTTCAAAATTCCTTTTACCAAAGAAACTACTGAAGAAAGTGATTTCTATGATAAGATGAAAGAACTTGATGCCTATTTTTCATCTGAGGATTTCAAGAGAGATGTTTTAGGATGGTCTGATAAGACTTCTGCAACATATGATTATGTTCCTATTGTTAGAACTCCACAAGAAATGGATGATGATGATGATGAAGAAGAAGATGAAGAGAAGGCAAAAGCTAAGAAAGCAATGAAAGAAAAGAGAGATAAGATGGGTCCTAGACCTGATTATATGAAACCTTTCTTCGAGCTCGAGTATCAAACTAATAAGGTTTTAGTGAAGATTCTCCATAAATCAGGAGAAGATAAGATTCCAGTTGAAGATGTTCATGCTTTAGATGATGCAACAAGATACATTACATGGAATGGTTATGCCAAGTATATTCTTACTCCTAATAAACTTTATGCTACCAAGCAAAAAGATGCTAAGACTAATAAGAAAACTTATGGAGTAACATTTAAAATTATTTGTGCTGAAGTTGAACCATCTGAAAAGGCTGGTGGAAAGCAAGAACTTCCCGATGATCCTTTTATTTCCGATGATGAAGATGAAGACTTCCAAACAACTGCCAAGAAAATTACTAAAATGGACTTGAAAGATGTTGAGGAAGTTGAACAAGTTGATTATGGAACTGTTGATGAGATAGCTGAAGATGAAGCTGTTGAAGAGGAAGAAGAGGAAAAACAAGTGAAACCAAAGAGTAAGAAGCTCACAAAGGTTGAAGAACCTATTGAAACCAAGTCAAAGACCAAGAAGTCAAAGGGTATTTAAAAAAGATTAAATTATTTTAAATAATACGCTAATGCGTAAAGAATTATAAATAAAATATATAAATATAATTAAATGGAAATTGTTAATTTGAAACCATATTTACCAAAAGATTTTGATTTAAACTCAATAGTATATTCTGATGTACAACTTGATACTCCAAATAAAAAATCAATATTTATTTATGACAAGGTCCCAGGAAAAAAAATATATATCCAATCACCAGAGTTACAAAATATTATTGAACTAAATAAAAAGTCTAAATACTATGAATTAAATTTACCATTCTATGGTAAAAAATCATCCCATGTATCTTCATTTATTAATTTTATTAAAGAACTTGATAATAAAATAATTTCAGATGCAAAAGTTAATAAAAATAGTTGGTTTGATCAATCAAATAAAAATATTAAATATAGATCATTAGTTAAAAATATTCATCAAGATTATATTGATACAGTCGAGTTCAAAGAAGGTATGTTTGAAAATGGTATTATAAAATTAAAAATTACTGATGGAGTACAAATTACTGCAAATGGAAATAAAATTCAACCAGAAGAAATAAAATTAGATTATGGAATAAGAACAATATTCCAACTTTATGCAATATGGATATCAAACGATTTGTTTGGAATTTATTTAAAACCTGTTAGAATAGATCAAAAATATAAAATAGTTGAACAAATTGATTTTATTGCTTCTGAATCAGAATCTAGTGTCCAAAGAGATACAGTTTATAATACTGATACAGCTGGTGAAAATTTATCAGATAGTAATTTAGATTCAGATACAAGTAATTCTAATATATCAACATCTCATTATATGAATAACAAAAATATAATTGGTATTAATGATGAAGAAGAAATTCAAAATAATATCTCAAATATATTTGATTTACACAAAATAGATTCTTATTGTTCTGGAGAACTTTTTTCAGAAAGACAGAGATCAAATTCAATAAAAAGTTTGTCAGAATCATCTGATTTAATTGGGTCAGATTTTTAAATATTTTTAATCTAGTAAATAAAATATATTATATATTATAATTATATAATATGTCTTATTCTTATTTAATTAAAATTGATAAAGATTTAATTGATGAAAAAGATGAAATCTTAAAATACATTATGGATCAAATAGATCAAGATGATATGTTAGATAAAATTAATGATATTAAATGTATAAGTAATAAAGATTTAACAAATATATGTAGAGAAAAAATGTCAGATTTAGGAAAAACAACTAAACAAAAATGTGCAACAACAGATATTTGTAGTCTATGTGATGGATGTTTTGAAGCAAAACAATTTATATTTACATTTAATGCTTGTAAACATTGCTTTCATAAAAAATGTGTTAGTAATAATTTGAAAAATTCAACAAATGGAATAATATGTACCAAATGTAAAGAATCATATCTCCCTAATGTTATTAATATTATTTAAGAATCAAAACTAATTTCTATTTTTTCACTTGAATAAATTATTTTTGATGTACTTGATGGACTTTCTGATTGTGTTTTTAGGAGTACTGAACTATCATTTGTAGTTAAAGCTTCTGAATCTATCAACTCCTTTTTTTGTTGCATATCTTTGTATATATTTGTAAAATTTATATCAACATATTCTAGTACTTTATATGTTACTGCCCATTTAAAAAAATTTAACTGAGCTACTGTAGTAATTAAATACTGAGTTTCATTATAATAAAATGGAATTCTCTTATCTCTACAAAATGGATCAAATAACTTTTTTCTATATCCATCTAACTGCTCTTTATAACTTTTATGAACATCAAATATCTTCTTATCAAGTTTGTAATATACTTTTTTACTTTTTGAATAATTAGTTACAAAATGGTCTAGTACTCGGATTGATATTTTAGATTCACCCATTACAATTGGCAACATCTGATTAATATTTTCAGGAATCTTATAAAATTCATATAAATTAGGTAAAACCATTGATTTTTTGTCTTTAATACTCATATACTACTATAAATATCCCAATACTTTAAATAGATAAAAATAACCGCATTCAAGACAAAAAGACAATTACATGTATATCCTATAGTATTTTATAGTAAAAAAGATTGAAAATTTAATATTTTGAAAAAACAGATTTAAAGAAATAGACATATATAAAACAAATGCCAAAGAACTCGAAGACCTCTACCGAAGAAACTGTTGCTGATGTTGCTGCTTCAAAAGCTTCCAAGACCCCCAAGGTCGATGAAGTTTTAGAAGAAGAAGAACATACTTCTAAAGCTATGAAGGGAACTAAGGTTTCTAAAGAAAAAGAACCTGTACCTGAAGTTGCTGAAGAAAATGTTGCTGAGAACAAATCTGAATTTGAAACTTATGAGGAGGTTTCAACAGAAAAGAAAGAACTAATGTCTCAAATTAAAAAGCTATACTCAAGACTTGCTTATCTTGAAAAAGAGGGTGATAAATTACATTCCAAGACAGCTAAAGAAGCAAAGAAGAAGAATAAGAGAACCAATCCAGATCCTAATAAAAAGCCTGCTGGTTTTGAAACTCCTAGTCCAATTCCTGAAAAGTTCTTCAAATTTGTAACTACTGGTCTTAAGAAGAAGAAGTTCACAGAAGAAAAAACTAAAGAACTAGAGGAGAAAGACTTGAAAGCTGATTCAATGATTCCTAGATCGTTTGTTACAAGAATTGTATATGATTACATCAAACATTGTAATCTTTACAAGGAAACTGAAAATGATAACAAGAGATATATTAATCCAGATGCTTCTATTAAAGAACTCTTTACTATGGAAGATGATGAAGAAATTGGATTCTTTAATTTCCAGACTTATGTCTGCAGATTATTCCCCAAGAAGGATAAAAAAGCTAAAGAAGCTGAAGTCGATGAAGAGGAAGATGCAGAGGAAGATGCAGAGGAAGCTGGAGAAGAAGATGAAGAAGCTGAAGCTGAACCTGAACCAGTAAAGACTAAGAGCAAGGGAAAATCAAAGGCTCCTAGTGCTAATATTTAATTAATTATTATTAATTTATTTTATTACAAATTTAACTAAACAAATATATTTGTTAGTTAAATTTTAAGTTAAATTATTGAATGAAAGCTCATTGCAAGAGATGTATTTATATTTGAATCAAGTTTAACTTGGGGTATTCTCAACTTGAAGAATCTTGCAAGTAAATATTTAATTAATTTGACTGTTTGAGATTTTGACTCATATATTAAAAGAAAAAATTTAGTATTAATAAAAAATAGATATTTTATAATAAAATATGATATGACATTAGTATGTTGAATAAATTTGTTTGGTTTAGCAAAGTATTGTATTGATTCTATTGAATAATTTACAAATATTTTATTTATTTGACAAATAGTAAATTTTTCTTCTGTTAAATATAAATCCCAAAATAGTTCAGGATCAAAATTATTAAAATTTGTCTTGAAATAACACACATACATTGTATGCAAATATATCGCAATAAGTTCTGCATAAGCTTCATTTACTAAAATTTCTTTAGATTCTGATCCCATTTTTAAATGAGAACAGTATGAGTCTATATTATTTGAATATCTTTGCACATCTAGTACCAAATAATGTGCAAGTTCATGAATAAGTACTTTAAGAATTTCTTCAGATCTAAATAATTGTATCCAATTTCCACCCCATGATGCACCAGAATTAATATTTGTTCTAGATAAATGGCATGTATGTGAATTAAAATTAAAATTTAAACATTGAGATTCCATATGTTTTTTTTCAGGTGATAAAAAAATATATATTGATATTGGAATACTCATATCACCCTTAATTCTTAACATCCAACTAATAATTCTAATAATATGTTTTAATAAAATATTAGATATTGGTTGATCATTAACTACTATTAAATTTATATTTAAAAATTTAATAACAGAACATTCTAACCCTTTCATTTCTATCCATTGGATAACCTGTAAAGGAATAAAATCATTTCCATAAACTTTAGACATAATATCTTGTTTAACACCACATTCAATAGATGAAATTATTTTTTTACAATTGACTAATTCATCTAAATGAGAATGTTCTAATACAGTTAGTCTATCTAGTTCTTTTAGATCTGATGTTTTAAATTTTTTTTCTAGTAAACTAATTACAGAATTATTTAACTTTGGTAAAAATAAATTTTTTTGTGTGAATTCTGGAAGTATTGATGATTGTTGTAATTTTTCAACCCAATCAGTTTTAATATATTTTTTAATTTTATAATTAGATTTTATAGATTCCAAATTCATAATTAATATAACTAACTAAAATATTTTTTTAATTTTTTATAAAAAAGTTCATCTTTGGCTAGTACTAAAAAAATTATTAGACTACCTCTCATTTTAGTATTTTCTTCTGTATATCCAATACCTTTATTATTAACTACAAGAATAATTTTATCACCATCAAATTTATACTCGACTAATGGATTAGAAGATTTTATTTTAATTTCTTCACCTCCTAAATACTCAAATCTTTTATCAAATCCCTTGTACAATTCATATAAAGTTATTGGAAGTACTAAAAGTAAATCATAGTCATTTACTCTTTTTAATGATTTATGTTTACGTGATTTTATTTTAACTAATACATCTCCACGTTGTAAATAACCATTTGAATCTACATAATCATCACCTTCTTTTTCTAAAATAATTTTATCATCACCTAATGGGATATAAAACTTTTTTTCATCAATAATAATTTGTTTATCTTTAAAACGTTGTCTTTGAACAATAATTTCTTTTATTTTATCCATATAAATTTCATCTAAATCAGTTATAATATTAAGTTCAAGTAAATGTTCATTTTTATTTGTATATGTTTGTATACAAGATGTTTCTAATGATAGCACTTTATCTTTTTGCATTATATCATATGTTTTTTTATCTGGATTTTCTGGAATAAATATTGATAATAAATCATCATCTGTATTTGTATTAATTTGTTGCGAAAGTAAACCCATTATATATCCATTTGCTTTATTATATATATATTCTCTAATTACCTCTCTATCTCCACTAAGTAGTACTGTTTTCGCTTCGTCATTTTCAAATATATTTTTTTTAATATATTCTTTAAACTCTTCAGAACTTTTAAATTTTTGATACATCTGTCCAATCATATCAAAGATTGTTTGTTTTTTTTTTGGATTCATTGTATCATACTTTTGTCTTTGACTAGGATCTGAAAGTATTTCATAAGCCATAGAAATTGAATGAAATTTTTCAGTAGAACCACCGTCTAAATGATTTTTATCAGGATGATATTTAAGAGCTAATTTTTTATAGGCTTTTCTAATATCATCATGTGAAGCACTTGATTCAAGTTCAAGTATAGAATATAAATTCATTATGATTATTAATAATATTTATATCGTTTAGATTTAAATATTATTTAACTTATTATTTTATATATTTTATGGATAAAAATATCTTTGTTAAAAAATATAATCCTGATATTGCTTCCAAATTTTCTAATAAAAAACTAGAAGACTCACAGTATACAAAAGATTCAATTGAATATAAAAAAGAGTTATGGAAAGGTATTACTGGAAAAGATTTTTTAAATAATGTAACTAAACCTGAAGATTTTGTAATTAATTTTGAAAATCCTGATTTCGAAGCTATTAGAACATCTCATAACACAGAATATTATTTAAGACAAAATGAAATTAAAGAAATTGAAGAAAAAAAGAAAAAAATAAAAGAAGCAGCAATGCAAAATGTTATGAAAATTCAATTAGATTTAGGAATTCAAATAAAACCTATTGAAACAAAATCACATGATGAATTAAAGCACTTACAAATTAATGAACAGGATTTATTAAAAGAAGAAAAATTTAAATTTAATGAGTTACTTAAGGGTTTAGAAGGAATTATTTAATAAATTAAATTGAAATTAATATTTAAAATTATATATATAGTTTTAAATTAATGGTGAAAATAACACTAAAAAATATAAGTAGTTGGGTTGGAAACGATTCAATTGATAATCCTTTTGTTACATATATATCAGATAAATGTAAAACAGATATTTCTTTTAATAAATTTTTAGGATTAGTACTAAAACAAAATATTTTAATCTTTGAAAAAAATCAAGATGAATACTGGTCATTAAAAACAAAACAAATAATATTAAATCAAATTAACAAATCTATAGAAGTTATATATAATGATCATATAATAAATATTACAAAGGTTCAAATGGAAAATGATTTTAGTAGTATAATAGATATTAAACATATTTTAGATAGACTACATTTAAATCTTAAAAAAAAACTAACAGATTTATATGAATTAAAACAAATATTAGCTGAATTAGATATTCCAATATATAAACCAGAACCAATATCTGTAAATTCAACAAACCAAATTCAACAAAAAATTTTAAATAAAAAGAAGAGAATAATATCTAATGATATTTACATTGAGGAATTTTCTAATTAAGTTTGTTTTTAAAAGTTTAATAACAAATTTTATTATAAGATGAAAGAAACTATTATAGGAATCGATTTGGGAACATCAAATTGTTGTGTTAGTTATATTGATGAAAATGGTAAAATAGAAATTTTATCTGATCCTACATTTCCTTTAATCCCAACAATTCCATCAATTATATCAATTGAACCTGATGGTATATTAGTTGGTAATGAAATTGATAAATCTCATATTAGTTTAAATAAAAATATATTTCATAGTTTTAAAAGATTAATTGGTCATAAACTTAATGATTTAGAAACAAGTAATTTAAAACAAATACTAAACTACGAGATAATAGAATCAAATGGTAAAATTCTATGTGTAGATAGTAATTCTAAACAGTATCATCTTGAAGAGATAATATACTTGTTACTTGCTAAAATAAAAACAATTATTATTAATAAATTTGGAGAATATGGTTGGAGTTGTATTGTTACAATTCCAGCATATTTTAATGAAATACAAAGACAAATTACACTATCAGCAATACAGTTAGCTAGGTTACCATTAATAAAACTACTAAATGAACCAACTGCTGCTTCTTTTGCTTATTTATACCATAATAAAATATTATATCAAGAAACTTTTAATAAAAAAATACTTGTACTAGATTTTGGTGCAGGTACACTAGATCTTACAATTGTTGAAATAGAGAAGGGAGAAGATTTAATATGTGAAGTACTTGGGATATATGGAGATAATAATTTTGGAGGTATAGATGTAACCAAATTAGTTTATAATACTATATTTACAGATTTTGATTCTATAGATGTTAATACAAAGCTAAGAATTGCCGATGATATAAAAATCGAGTTATCAAACCAATTTGATGTTAAGTATTACTCAAATGAACTGGCAAAAACTTTTAAATACAAATATAAAAAGTTTTGTTTACAATTAGAAAAAGAATTTGCAGAAAAAATGATTTTTACAATTAATCAAGTTCTAGATAGTGCTGGATTAGAAAAAGATGCAATTGATGAAATTATACTAGTTGGCGGATCATTTAAAATTCCATATTTTAGAACTCTAGTTTCTAATTATTTTAACAAACAGATTGATAAAGTTAGTTTAAAAATAAATAATCAAACATTTTTACTATATGAAGATATTGCAGTATCATTAGGTGCATCTGCATATGGTTATTTTAATTCACGGAGTGATAATATTGTGTTAATAGAAAAACTACCACTTAGTATAGGTATTGAATCAGCAGATGGCCAGATTATTAAGATAATAGAAAGAAATACACCTATTCCAATAACAAAAACAAAATCTTTTACTACTGAAGATCCAACTGAAAAATCAGTTGATATTACTGTATTTCAAGGTGAAAGTATTTTCAAAGATGAATGTGTTTTTATAGGCAAATTTAGCCTAATAAATTTACCACCTAATAAACCTGTAATATTTATTAGTATTAGAGTAGATTCAAATGGAATTATTAGTGTAAGTGCTCGAGATAAAAGAGGATTTACAGAATCTGGAATACAAATTGAAACATCAAGTTCAAAATTATCTGAACAAATAATTACAGATTTATTAGATAAATATGAACAAACAAAAGGATCTGAAGTTCAATATAAAAATATAATATCAAACTATTATCAACTAATTACACTAATAGATAAAATCTCTTATCAAATTAATTTTATAGATTTAAAATTAGAACCTGAAGTTATTAAAACAATTAGATTTGATTTAGAAAAAGTACTTGGTGCTATGTCAAATCCATATATTATTTCAAGATACAGAATAAATACAAATTTATTGAGAAAATGTGCAATTATTAATGATATATCATCAGGTTTAGTTACATTTGATCCAACATTTGAAATGTCTTTAGAAGAAATATCAAATTATATTGATATGTTAATAAAACTTAGAGAATATTTAACAGATAGATATGATATTTTTATTATACAAGATACAAATGATGTACTCGCTCAAGGACAAACTAGGAAGTTTGAAACTTTAGATGATACAAATTCTAATCAGATTCAAGTACAAACAGATGATGCTGATATTGCTGCAAACTACAGTCAAGTATTTGATTTTCCTAATTCTAAAAAAACATCATGTTCATCAATTAAAGATTTAAATAATTTACAACCAATAAATTTCTCTGAAAATGAAACTCAAGAACAAACTCAAGAACAAATATATACAAAAATTGATTATGATAATTTAGTTGATTATTTAAGATCAAATATTAAAGATTTTGAATTAACCGAGTTTGGTGAAAAATATTTACTTGAAGAAATTAATCAAATAAGTTTAAGTATTGATAATACTAATACAATTATCTATAAAAATCTAATTAATTTAATTAATGAATTATGTGAGTATACAAAAACAAATTTTTCAGATTAAAAAAATATTTAATCTTTGTATATATAAAATGGAAAAAATAATTTATTTAATATTAATTTTAATTATTTATGCACTTGGCTCTACATTAATTAAAAGATCTAACTCATCTAATCAATTAGAAAATTTTATAGAGAAAAACAAAGATAAAAATGATTGGTTGGAAGATCTTTTTGAATATAGACAAATTATAACTATTCCAGATCGTATTAATCATGTTAAAAAATTTTGTAAATCATTTGATATTAAACCAACTATTTTTAATGCAATACTTAAAAAAGATCTTGACTATAATAATGTATACAATTTAAAAATAGGTGAAATTGCATGTGCACTATCTCAAGAAGCTGTTCTAAAAGATTTTATTACTTCTGAAAAAAAATCTTTGCTTATGCTTGAAGATGATAATATACCTTTTACAAATGAATTTTATAATAATGTTGGACTTAAATTAGATTTTATTAAAGATTATATTACCAAATGTGTAGAAACACTACCTGATGACTGGGATGTACTATACTTGGGTAGATGTTGGGATGATTGTGCAAATCATATTCCATTTAATAACTATATTGTTAAAACAAAAAGAACACTATGTCATCATGCAATTGCATTTTCTAGAAAAGGCGCATCTTTTATACTTTCACACATTAATCATCCACTTAATGTTCCTATTGACCATGTTGTTGCTAATTTAACTACATATGGTAAAATTAATACTTATGCATCTGTTCTTCCTGTATTTTATCAAAATAGAATTGAATTAAGTTCAACTATTGGTAATTATGATCATCTTCCTATCTGTATGTAATATTAAATTAATATAAAAATATTAATTTAATTTAAACTTAGACTTCATTGTTAGTAACCTTGGCCTTTTTAGTAACTGCCTTTGTTACCTTCTTGGTTGACTTAGTAACTGCCTTTGTTACCTTCTTGGTTGACTTGGTAACTGCCTTTGTTACCTTCTTGGTTGACTTGGCAACTGCCTTAGTTGTCTTCTTGGTTGACTTGGTAACTGCCTTGGTGGTTTTCTTAGCTTTAGCTCCTCCTACAGCTTTTTTAGTTTTCTTTGGTGCAACAACTTCAGTTTGATCGGCCTTCTTGATCTTCTTTAAAATATTCTTGTATTCCTTGACAATTTCATTTTCACCAACTTTGTACTTGACAGGTTCATCAAGTTTGATTCTTTCACCTTCGTACTGGTGAACTCTCTTAGAAGATCCCTTGGTTGATTCAATTAACCAGAAGGTAATCTTTCCTTCAACTGCTTCACCTTCCTTTACCTTAGTTCTAATAATTTCAGATAAAGCCTTGTTAGCGGCTTGGTAAGGTGAATCACCGTTGTATCTACCATAAGATTGTCCTTCTTCGGATAATTTAACCTTGAAAGATCTATTTCTCTTTTCGTTATTTTCAACTTCTTGGGCTTCGTTGTCGTTACTCATTATATATACTATAATTCATTAATATATTTTTAAATATTTGAACGAATAAAATAATTAATTTTTTTGTTTTTTCTATAGTATTTTTTTATTAAATATTTTTTTTTTAAATTTTAAAATATTTTTTTTGGATTTTAATAAACAATAAAAAATATTTATTTAATAATTTTTTATTGTTTAGTCTCTAATAATAGGTATCAATTTTCATTAATTTTACTTTATTTTTGAAATTGAATGTAATTTTTCTATTACCAATTTTTATAATAATTGGATTTTCTAATTTACACCTTTCTACTTCAAATGAATATATTCTTTTTTCTTTTTTGTTTAACAATTTTTTGTTTAACAAATAAATAGTATATATTTGTTCACTCACAAATATTAATTCTTTTCTTCTAAATGCCTGACTAAATGCTTTGCTTGCTGCCTGCTCAGGAGTATAACCATAATAACGCCCATATGTCTTGTAATTATCCATTTTTAAACTATATGCTTTTCTAATATTTTCATTATTCATAATTATTAATATTTATATTTAAGTTTTTAAATAATAATTATTTTATAACTATAATTTATTAACGTAATGATCGTAAATGATTTTAAAATTTATTGTTTGAAAAGGAATTATTTACAAATTTATGAACTCCTAACTAAATTCCAGTCTCATACATATGATATTTTTAAAAGATATTTTATTACTACAACTGACAAAAATGTATTTATTAATCAGATCTACGAGTTATCAAAAAGTATTAATATAAGTTATAACAGTATTATTTTATATTATTCTGAACCTGAATTTAATTGTGAATATATGGATTTGATTAAGAAATATGAAGGAAATTTTAATGAATTATACGAATTAATTGAATCTAAATATATTAGAGAAGGAATACCCAGTCCTGTACCAAAAAATATTTTATATCCAATTAATGATCATTTTGATGATAGTTTATATGAACTTGTAGGATTTATTGGATTTACTAGTGTTGAAGAATTTGTAAAATTTAATCAAATTAATATTCAGATACCCAAGTTAATAAATTCACATTTTAAAATTTTAAAAATTTTTCAACTAGATTCAATTCAGATTACATCAGAAGATAAAAAAATAATTAAAGATTCTTATGGATTAATGAGTAATGAGTTATTTTTTCGTATAAACTCGACTCAACCTCAAGAAATAATCTTACCATACTTTGATCTTTTTATTAATACTGGAAAATCCAAGTATATTTGTCAAGGTGTATTTTATGATGATTACTTAAATTTAAGTTCAAGAATTATGACTCAAGTTTCATTTCCAAAGTTATTTGAGAAGAAAAAAGAGATTTCAAATATGTTTTCAACTAGAGGTTCAGATGATGAAATAAATTTTAAATCCAAATATATCAAATACTGTGATATAGGTGAAATAATAGTTTATTCAAAACAAAAATGGGAACAATTACTTTCTGAAGCTTATGGATTATATACCAAGTTAAGTAACAAAACATTTTCTAATATTATGCAAGAATTTTCAAGTAAAATCAATAAACCAATTGATGTGTATAATATTATCAAAGTGTTATTATTAGGTACTGATGAACAGATTAATATTGCTGGAATGTTATTTTTAATTCTCAAAGATAAAAAAGTAAACAATCTATTTATTTCAGATGTTATCTATTTTTCATTAAACTTTGTTTCACAAATTAAATTAAAAAAAATAAATATTAATTTAAAAGAAGAAATTGAGAAATTAAATGAGATGACATATGAAAATGTTGACTTAAAAAAACAGATTTTGTTACTCAAACATATGCCATCAAATGTTAAATCATTGGCTATTGAAAAAATAAATGAAATGAAACTTAATAATAATGACTATTATAAACAGTTTTTATATGTGAAAACATTATTAAACTTCCCTTGGCCAGACAAAGATGATAATTTATTTAAAGTAACTTCATCTGATCCTATTAGATGTTCTGAGTATTTAAATGATATTGAAACAAAACTAACTGTTAAAACTTATGGACATAAAAAAATTAAAGAACAACTTATCTTACAAGTTGCAAAATGGATTTCTAATCCAAAATCAAATGGATGTGCAATATCTTTAAATGGTCCTCCTGGTGTTGGTAAAACTTTAATAGCTAAAACACTTTCCGAAGCTCTCAATATACCATTTGTTCAAATTACTTTGGGAGGACAAAATGATGGCGAACTTTTACATGGACATGGTTATACATATTCCGGTGCACAACCAGGTTTAATTGTTAAAAAAATTTTAGAGGCAGGTTCAACTCGTTGTATATTATATTTGGATGAATTAGATAAATCATGTGCAAAACATGGTTCAACAAATGAAATATCTTCAATTTTAATACACTTAACAGATCCAAATATGAATTCATCTTTTCAAGATAGATTTTTCCAAGGAATTGATTTCCCTCTAGACCGTCTTATTATTATGACATCATATAATGATAGATCAAAAGTTGATCCAATTTTATTAGATAGATTTATTGAGCTTGATGTTAAACCATATAATATTCAAGACAAGATATTAATTGTTAAGAATTATGTTCTAAATGAACTAAAAACAATAATAGGATTTCCTTATAATCTTGAGATGGAAGATTCCATAATCAAAGAGTTAATTAATGATTATACAGTTGAAGCTGGTGTACGTGATATTAAAAGAAAGATTGAGTTAATTCTACTCAAACTAAATAAGTTACGTTTAACAAATTCTTTAGATAAATTCTTAAGTCCAGATTTAAAAACAATAAAGTTAACTCCTCAGATTGTCGATGATCTTATTGATTCTAGATCTAAAATTGTTAAAAAAAAAATAGCACCCAAGTCAATGGTGGGGGTTGTTAATGGATTATATGCGACAAATGTTGGAACAGGAGGAATTACAACTATACAGATTGAACCAAACTATTCTTTAGATTCAAATTTTGTTCTCAAACTAACAGGATCACAAGGTGATGTAATGAAAGAAAGTGTTCAATGTGCATTTACTTGTGCTATTAAATATATTTGTTCTAATAGTGAATTCAATTCAATGGAGTTAATTAATGGTCATATTAAAAAAAATTTCCCTAATGGATTTCATATTCATACACCAGCTGGTGCTACTCCAAAAGATGGCCCTTCTGCAGGTTGTGCATTTGCAATTTCTTTTATTTCATTAATCCTTGGCAAACCTTTTAATCATCAAGTTGCAATAACAGGTGAAATTGATCTAAACTCAAATGCAACAAAAATTGGTGGTTTAGAATACAAATTAGTTGGAGCTAAACAGGCAGGAATTACTAAAGTACTCGTTCCAAAAGAGAATGAAAAAAATATTGAAGAGATTGAAAAAGATTATCCAGATTTATTTGATGAAAAATTTACATATGAATTAATAATAAATTTAGATGATGCTGTTAAACATAGTTTTTAAGTTAAGATAATAATATTATTATATTATCTTACTTTATCTTATAACAAATGGATTTAAAAGACTTGATCAAATATATTAAATTTATGATTAGATTTAGTAAAAAGTTTATTTATAATGTAAGATCTAATAACTTATTAATATTTGAATTAAAAGAAAAACTTAAACCTATTCAAATTATAGCATCAAGTAGTAAAATATTTTTTACAATTTATGATATAATGTATATAGATGGATATATCAGTTCTTTCAATATTAATAAAACACACTTTATTTTTGATTATAGAAATATAGATTTGTGTATTGAAACTATCAAAAATCTTCGTTCAGTATTTAAAAATATTTATTTTTATTACAAAGAATTATATTGCCATCAAATTAAAACACCTTTCAATTTAGGTACATCTTTAAATTATATTCAAGATTCTTATATAAAAATTTTAGAACTATTACTAGATTTTAAAAATTTTATTGATTCTAATAGTGGTAGCTACAATATACAAAAATTATATACTGATATTGTTACTATAATTTGTAATTACAAATCTTTACCAAAACCTTTTTTTATTAATAATTCAAATATTATTAAACTTTATTATTTTAGAACAAATGATATGTATGAAAAAATTAAATTTGGTAAAATAGATCTAATATCAATTGATTCAAATAGATCTATGCTAGATTATATTTCTTCTGATTCAGATTCTAGTTCAGAAAATTTTCATTCAGATTCTAGTTCTGATTCAGAATGTGATTTAGAAATTAAAAGTATAAATACTGATTTTTCTGAACAAATCATTGAACGAAATCCAAAGATAATAGTTAGAAATTTTGAAAAAATAAAGACAAGACAAACACCTGTTGAATTTTCATTTATACTTTTTAAAAAAAATAAATATCCCCAAGCATTTTATGACAATTTTATTTTTAAAATAGAATCACATGAAATTAGAATTAATAAAAATACAATTTGCTCCTATGAATTTTTACCAAAACTTAATATTTGTATTAGTCATGTTGAAAATTGTATTAATACTATTAGAGAATATAGATCATATATTGAAAATTATGAACATAGACTAATTGTTGAAGTTTATGATAAAAAATCTATTTTTGATATGAATAAATGTCTTTTTTTACAAGAAATTTATGAAAAATATATCGAGTTTTTTACTATTCTAAAAGTTGATATCGAAAATTTATTATTATTTGCACAAATTGATTCTTCTGGTAACTATCTTGTTGTATCTAGTTCATACCAAAATATAATTACTACTCTTTATTCTAGACTTAATTTACTTAATAAAAATTTATATTTAAGACTAGCAGTAACATCTAAATCAAAAAATATTAATGTGTACTATACAGATTTAAATAGATGTACAATATTTTTTGGGACATTTAATAATTTGATTATAAATTCTGAAAATGGAATTTTAGGTGATATTCAGATCTTAGAAATAATTTTTTCAACAGTTAAACTAAAATTTAATTCAAATATAACTTTTGGAAAAAAATTTAATTCAGATCTTGATAAATTAATTCAAGATATTGATGTTCTAAAGACAATAGTTGAATTAAATTTAAAAAGTTTATATGACTTAATTTTACTACTATAATAAGTTAAAAAAAATATAGTATCATATTATATATGCCATATTTATTTGATCCATCAAAATTAAATTATTCAGGAAATAAAGTTGCAGTACGTAATCTAATCAGCGTATGTAATTCTTACGAAGAAATTTATTCGAATCTTAGAGCACAACTTACTTTAGCAAGAGATTCTATTAATTCATGGTATTCAGTATGGAATGGTGCATTTCAACGTACTGATGTATCAATTAATGCATTTGACCCTGAACACAAACAATTCTTAAAACAATTAGCTATTATTCTTGATTTATTTTACAATAATATTAATTCAATTTTATCAAGTTCATCAGTTCCTATTACTATGCAATACTCCAAAGGAACTTTTACTTATTATACCTTAACTAATAATAATTTATTTGTAAGAAAAGATCTTGTTTTAGCATTAGATTCAGTTAAAAATCTTATTATAAACTGCACAGCTGCTGTTATTAATCTTTCAAAATCAGAATCAAATGCATCAACAATAACAAACCAAGTATTACCTCCATTTAATTTACAATCAACTGATTCAATTTTAACTGGAGATATAATAGAAGGCCAAGATGTTTCTGGTTATCAAGCAAATGGTATTCAAGGTAGTAATTGTATTTTTAGATTATGCCCAGATATTTCTGGTAATTCAAATTTTACAAATTGCAAGTTTATTGATACTAAATGTTCATCTTCTACTTTTAATAACACTGATTTAAATGATTGTAGTTTATTTAATGTCACACTTCTTAAAACAAAATTAGTTAACTGTGATTTATCTGATAATTTTGTATTAACTGATTCAGTTATTAACGGAAGAACTATTTTTAATGGAATTGTTTCTAATTCAGTTATTAATCAATGCACATCAATTATAAATTCTTATTTTACAAACTGTTATTTAAATGATATTAGTAATAGTATAAATTGTAAATTTATTAATTCTGATACATCTGGTGTAATTATGACAAACTCAATTATTTCAAATTGTTCAGTAATAAATGGAAAAGCATGGTCTTGTGATCTATCAAATACTTTCTTTAAAAATGTTGATATTTCTGCAGGTACTGCAACACTAAACAATACCTATATTAATTGTACTATTGATAATGTAAATTTAACTACTTGTATACTTTCTGGTCTTAATAGTAATTCTGTTTCAAACAAAACTGGTTCTATTAAAAGATCAACAATTATTAATTGTGATTTAAGTGGTATGTATATTGAGGATTGTGATTTATCTGGTTGTAACATTAATAATTGTACAATTGTTAATAATCGTGTAATTAATTTATCTAGTGTTATTAATTGTAGTGGTACTGGTGGACCTATTTATAATTCAAATATTTATCCTATTATGAAAGATCTTATTTCAGAAGTTCCTACTGTAGTACCATCTGATAATATTGAATACACTGATAATATGTTCCGTACTTTAAGACTTAAATACTTGGTAGGAAGATTAAATAATATTGGATGTTTTTGTAATACTTTACAAAAATATGATTTTGTTAATCCTATTATATACACAAATTCTCTTGTTGGAGGTAGATACTTTTTTAAGATTGGTGATTTTGCAACTGAAGTCCTAAGTGTTAATATTCTTAATAAAACAATTGGAGATGTTTTTAAAGTAGTTATTGGTTCTGGTCTTCCTGTTGTTCCTAAACAAGTTACTTTACCAAAACCAATTTCAATTACTGATGAATCTGCTATTTATGAAAAAAATGCAACTCCTATTATTGAATCATTTACAAGAATGATGGATGAAATTAATTTCTCTTCTGGTTTACTTGAAGATTCTAGAAATCTTTTTAATGCTCTTCTATAAAATATTTATTTAAATTTTTATATATATAAAAATTTAAATTAGTTCCTAAGCAAAATATGTTAACATTTTCTTCAAATCATTAACCATATTAATTGAAAATGCTAACTGTTCTATTAATCTATTATTTTTTTCAATGATTGATGTACCATTTTGATTATTTGTTCCAAGAATTTTTTCATATAAATTAGATATAGAAGCAACATCTGATGTACCAAATTTAGTATCAATTTCTATTTTTTCTAATGGAAAATTACCAATCTGATAATAGTATTTACAAACAAAAGGATTTAATGATAAATCTTGTGACTGATCAAGTATATTTATAACTAGGTTTGATGATATATCTGAACCTAAATTAAAAATAGTTCCAAGATTATATCTTGCTTTTATATCTCTTGTTTGGTTAGTCTGAACTCCAGTACCATCAGAAACATTTGGTGTAAAATAGATGGTATCACCATTTGGTAGTCTAGTTAATTTAATTGAATTAAAAAAGGTGTTTTGGTTTTTTAGATAATCTTGAAGTTCACCAATAGCATTTCTATTACTTCCAAATAAAGTACCTAAACTTATATCATTGGTAACTCCATCATATTGTGAAACAAATTTATTGAACCAAGATGTTAAACCACCATTTGTAACAATAATATTATTTTTAAGTTTTGAGTAAACATTTATATAAACATCACAAATATCTGCCAAGCTTCTAATACCTGGTTCATTTGTATCATATAGTTTAGCTAGTCTAGTATCCATTATATAAATTAACTAAACAATTTTTTTATTAACAATATGCTAAAAATTATTTTATAACTTTTAAAATAAATAATCAGTATTAGTTATATATAAAAGAATTAATATATTCCCTTATAATAAAAATGACCAAGTCAGATAAATTAGGAATATTTATTTTTAGAAGAGACTGCAGATTACAAGATAATATTGGTTTAAATGAGCTAGCATCTCAAGTTGATATAATTTTACCTTTATTTATTTTAGACTCTACTCAAATTGTTCAAACTAAAGCTAATGATAATTATTTTTCATCTAATGCAGTACAGTTCGTATGTGAGTGTATTGAAGATTTGAATTCAGAACTTGATAAGTTAGAATCAAAACTATATTTACTTTATGGAATTCCAGATCAAGTACTAAAACAGTTATTATCTAAACTATCAAAAATTTATTCAGATATTACACTAGGATTTAATACTGATTATTCTACATATTCTGAAAAAAGAGATAATAAAATTAAAGATATATGTGAAGAGCTAGAAATTACTGTTGTTGAATCTCGTGATGATTATACTTTAACTCCTATAGACCAATTAGTAAAATCTGATGGAACAGCATTTAAACAGTATGGAGCATTTTGTAAACATGCAATAGCAAATGGAAGCCCAACCAAACCATCTGAACTAGCAAAAGATACTAAATTTGTAAGTAAATTATGGGAATCTAAAACATTTAAATCTGTAAAATCAACTTTTAAAGTAAATAATTTAGATCAATTCTATAAACCTAATGAACAAATAGCTCAGCATGGGGGACGAGTAATAGCTTTAGCAAAGTTAGTTCAAATAAAAAAATTTAAAGACTATAATACTAAACGTGACTTACTTGCATATAATACAACAAATTTATCTGGGGCACTAAACATGGGATGTGTTTCTATTAGAGAAGTTTATTGGATTGTTAAATCTAAGTTAGGATCAGAATCACAAATAATTAAACAGTTATACTGGAGAGATTTTTTTTTAACAGTTGTTGCTTTTACTCCTGAAGCACGCAGTTTTAAAACAATGATAGATCCAAGATTTAATAAGATACCATGGCCATCTAATTCACAAGTTAAGCATGGATGGAAAGCAATGATGGAAGGCCAAACTGGATTTTTACTTATAGATGCAGGTATGCAGGAGCTAACACAAACAGGATTTTTACATAATAGATTACGAATGATTTTAGGTGTTTTTTGGACTAAATATTTGCATATTAGCATATTAAATCCAATATATGGTTCACAAGCAGGTTTTTCTAGACTACTACTAGATGCAATAGGACCATCTCAAAATAAAATGAATCATCATTGGATTTTGGATTTTGATTATCCAGGTAAAAAATTTGCATCTTCTGGTGCTCCACTTTCAGGTCGTCCTATGAAAATTGATAATTCTATGATTAAACGATGGGATCCTGATTGTGTATATATCAAGAAATGGTTACCTCATCTTGATGAATACACACCAAAACAGCTATACAAATGGTTAGGTTCTGATGATCAAATACATCCTGGACCAATTTTTGATCCAAAAACTCAATATGAAGGTTGGGTTAATCTAGTCAAAGGAATCAAATAGTATAGTGTATAGTATAAAAATTTTAAACTTAATATATATTAATAAACAAATGTATGTGTATGATTGTAAATTAAAAGTATTTGTTTGGTTTAATAAAATACCAGAACAAGAACCTATTACAAATGAAAATGATTCTTCTAACAAGATTTTAAAAGTACCAAACTCTAATAAAGAAACAAAAGAGATTAAATCAATTTTAAAAACATCAGGAAATAAAACTACTACTGTGCAAATTGTTACACCACCTATTCAACCTATTCAACGGTGGGTTCAATACACAGATGATCAGATATATAAAATAGGTAAAAAGAATGTACATGATGTTAAAAAATTCATTCATAAACATAAACTTAAAGACTCTTTTTTACATTTTTCTTTAAAATCAATTGAAAAACTAGATTCAGTTATATTAGATAATTCTCAGAAATCTGGTACTAATAAATCGGTGTATTCAAATCCATCTGGATTATGGTTATCTCATGGGTCTGGATGGTTGGATTATGTGGAACTTAATATTAAAAAACCTAGCCCATGGAATTTATTCCCTTATACATATAAAATAGAAGTATTTGATTCTATCAAGTTAATTACATCAAAAGATGATTTATTTAAATTTATTAAAACATACAAACGTAAGCCTGGAGATATAAAATTTTATGATGTAATAGATTGGGATCGAGTAAAAAAGGATTGGGATGGATTAATTATTACACCTTGGTTAGGCGAAAAAATTTGGCATAATACTTCAACACCTGGTGATAGATTTGAAATAGTTGGTAGAGAATCAGCACATGATTTTATTAATGAAATAATGGGTGCTCGGTGGAAAAATAATAATGTGGTACTATCTGAATGGTATAGACATTGGGAATGTGCTAGTGGAGTAATCTGGAATGTGCAAGGAATTGCTTCATGTAATTTAATTAAAGAAACAGATTTTTCTAAATATATATAATAAAACCTTTGGTAAAAAATTGCCTAAAGGGCTATTTTAACCTTTGGTAAAAAATTGCCTAAAGGGCTATTTTAACCTTTGGTAAAAAATTGCCTAAAGGGCTATTTTAACCTT